TTACAAACCTCGAAAGGATATGATAAAGAATATCATAAGACAGTATCGTGGTCAAGTGGTTTTAACTTCCATAAATAAAAAATCTGTTAAATGGGTTCACTCTATGTGTCAAGTAAAATTAGCAGGTTCTACTAAGTATTTAGAAAACGAAATAAAACAAGTAGCACCGAATAGTGAGCCTCCTATGCTTATGGAAAAGGGAGAGTTTGAATTAATCTATCCATTTATGAAAAGCAAGAATAGAGACAAGATTAAGGATTTGCTTCTTTACAATGAGCCGAAAGATTACAGCATACTAAATTTATTAGTCCAAGTATTACACCCGACTAGATTGATTTTGATAGACTCTACTGTAAAGAGAAGGTGGCATAAAAGATATTTTTATGAAATGTTAGCCTATTGCCATGAAGGTGGCGGTGTGGCAGTTATACCTAGAGGAAAACCTAGAACTGATAAAGCAAAGGAAGATAAAAGACTGAAAGATAACTTTCGTAGTTTATCTAGAAAACTGAAAGTGAAAGATGTTAGAGTCTTTCAGCAACTATGTAAAGATAATATGTTGAAAGACCATTTCAAGAAGACGCTATCGCATAGCGAATGTAGGCTTCTTAGTTTGGGAGAAAAGAAGAAGCCCAAAAAGAAACAAAAAATAAAAGTAAAACAAATGAGTATAGAGGAATTTTTATGAAAAATAAATGGATGCATATAAGAATAAAAGAAATGTTAAAAGATAAAGAATTAACCACAGGGCAAATCAAAGACAACCTTTGGAATGCCAAGACTAAGAAAGGCACTCCGGTAAAGAAAGGGATGCCATCTACACATCAATTACAAATGCTTCTTAGAATACATTATGAGAAAGCAGGATTTTGTAATCAAGTGACACAAACAATATGGAGGAATAGAAATGTTATGGACAGAAAAATATAGACCAAGTAAATTAGAACACATTATCGGACAAGAGCATTTTGTATTAGATGCTAAAACATGGGTAGAAGAAAACAATATGCCTAATGTTTTACTTTATGGTAATGCAGGTAACGGAAAAACAGGAGCAGGAATAGTTTTAGGAAAAGAAATACTGAAAGATAGTTTCAAAGAAAACTTCTATGAAGTAAATGCTTCCGATGACAGAAGATTGGAAATGGTTAGAACTACTATCAAAGAAGTAGCGCAAAGCCGTTCAATAGGAGGTGTTCCTTTCAAAATTATGTTGTTAGATGAAATGGATGGAATGACCGGAGACGCACAAAATGCTTTGAAAAGAATTATGGAAAGATATTCGAATAATATTCGCTTTGTTATTACTTGTAATAATAGAAACAAAATTGTATTTCCTATACAAAGTAGATGTGCTAATTATCATTTTAAACCATTAAGCAACAATTCGGTAAAACAAGTCTTAAAGTCTATTTTGTCAAAAGAGAACATTGATAGGTTTTCGGATGAAGAATTAGACTCCTTTATATATGCTATGAATGGTGATATGAGGAGAGCGATAACCGAATTACAGGCCGCCAAGTCAAGTGGAACTACACTCAAGAAACAAGTGTCGGCTTCACTAGATGACTTCAAAAAATTGATAATGAAAATGAATCAAAGAAATACTAGTGCATTAGGAGACATTCATGATATGATATACTACGGACTTTCAATGAAAGAAATATGTTTAGGATTACACGATGCTGTAATTGAAATGGATGAACTAGACAGCACTACTAAATTTAAATTCCTTAGAACTATAGGGGAAAGCGAATGGCGTTCCACTACTATGACCCCTAAAGTGCTAGCCTCATGGTTAGTTGGAAATATATTAGAATTGGAGCAAAAAAAAATAACACAAGGAGTGAAAATATATGAACGAAGATATGAAAAACGAAATAGCAAAAAGCGCACAATACATCGGTATGAGCGTCGAAGAAGCAGAAGCAAAGTTTGCAGAAGTATGCGAACAAAATGGTATTGAACCAACAAACCCTATAGCAAAGGGTATTTGGCGAAACTATGTTGCTAATGCAAGAAGAAGCCAAGAGACGAAAGAAACCAAAGATTCGGGTGAATCATGGTATAAAGCGGCATTTGGATTCTTTGTTTCTTTAGACGCACCTAGAGATAGTATGGCATGGAACAGAATGAAAGCACAAGAAGAATACCTAAGAAATGAAGATAATGCTTTAGAGAAAGGTATTGTTGCTGTTGCTGTAGAAAATGCATTAGGAAAATATACTGTATCTAGATACCATAATGGTGAATATAGAGAAAAGGTAATGCCGGAACTCCCCGAAGGGGCAGTAACATTAGAAGATGGAAGAATCTATATTCCACTTGATTCTACTGAATCTTATATGAGTGGTGAAAAGAATCAAAACTATGGTAGACCTCTACCTGCTCAATTGATGAGAAGAAGTGGAATTTTCTTTGGCTCAATTGGAGTTAATGGTGAAATGAAACCATATTATTTCTCTTACAAAGGACAAGCGGGAGTTGATTTTGCTCCTAATACTTTTGAATGGGTGCATTTCCTTTGTGTAGCAAATGATAATGGAACAGACCTTTATGGTGCAAAGGACTTAACTGTTAATAGTTTGAGCCTAAATGGTGAAATGAATCCTGACAATGATTTGTTTAGAGATATGTCAAACTTTAGTTTTGAAGATTGTCTAAAAGAACATTTCAAGAGTAATCTAATACCGTTGGTTGATATGGACAAGGAACATATTGTTAGGCAATCTTTGCCTGTCAAAGAAAGATTCATTGTTACAGATGGAACAGTTTGTAATATGAATATGACTCCTACATCTAACGGTAATAGAATCATTAACCTTACAGACTTAGATGCTGAATTGGATTATGAAAGTGATTCGGGAACAACAACTTGTTGGATTCCGGAACATCTAACTTTAGATTTCGGCATAGGTTCTACAGTTATTGTTGTTGGAAGAACCAGTCAATCAATTAATGATGAAGGAACTCAACCTGCTACACTAAATGTTTCGGGGCTTTATTGCACTGAAAAGCATGGTTCAGCAATAGAAGTATCTCAACCAGTGGAGTCTAACTTTGATTGGTTTTGATTAAATTCCGAAGGGCTTGAAATACCCTTTCATAACAAGTGTAAGTGTGAACTTGTGGGAAAAATTGATGCTCAACTGGGTGCGAAGCCTATCCTTATGAGGAATAAACATGATAGAAGAAGAAAATTTTATAGAGACAGAAAGAGCAATTACAGACATAAATTGCGTCACGAATCTTTCTTGGAAATTTATGGGTGAACATTTGTATAATGTACAAATCCATTTTGATAGAGAAGAAGATTTTGTAACACAAGTTATGACGAAAGAAAAACTACATTCACTTAAAGTCAAATTTAAGAGAAAAAGCCCCAAGACTAAACTAGTAGATAGACCAAAATCTAGTGCTAGTTTTACAACTACTAGGCTATATTTCGATAGAAAAATAATAGAAAATGTTAGAATTAAAGATGGCTTTATTTTAACTAATACTAGAGTTGCAGACTTGTCGGCAATACAATTTATCACTTGGGTTCAAGATGAATTTAGTGATAATTTAATGGTTAAGTTACACACCATTGGTAAATTCATAAAGGTGTATCTAAAAAGCAAAGAAGAAATAGATGAAATAATAGAATTATGGAAAATGTATAGGTGATATATATGGGATTAACAAATAATATAAATAAAGAAATGATAGAAACAGCAGGAAATAACAGAAGAGTAGAGGCGTTTAGAGACAAACTAAAAACCCAAACAGAAGGTAGACTACAAAGAAATAGTCGCCTAGTATGCGGTATTTGGGGAGAACCTAAAACAGTCAAGAGTGGATTAGCATTAGACTTTCCCGATAAGAAAATTTATGTTTTAGATTGGGATGATGGTTGCGAACCAACATGGAGACAAAACCATGAAATGACTGACAGGATTACTTTATGGAATCCGGAAGTAAGAAACCAAAATGGCGAACTAGATATACAAAAGTCCGAAGCAAACTCCGAGGATTTTGTTTTGTTTGTAAAAGAACAAATCGAAAAGGGAGAAAATGTTTTGTTTGTATTTGATGGAGTAGACAAATGGCTAGACTGTTGCACACTTCATGTTACAGGAAGTTCTAAGATTGGTAAGCCACAGAAAATGAAGTTTGAGTGGGGTAAAAGAAATGCACCATTTTATTCTTTATTGGCTATGTGCAAGAATCTTAATTGTGACCAAATTTACATTACTCACGCTAAGGCTGATTATGGCGCAACAGGTGAAGTAATAGGAACAAAACCTAATTGGCACAATTGGGGAGATTTCTTACACCAAATAATCAACACAAAAAGAATCCTAAAGAAAGGTGATGTAGCATACAAAGCGACTCTTATGAGTAGTAAAACAAATACATCCTTAGTCGGAACTTCTTGGGAAACTCTAGTTGTTGGTAGTGGCAAAGTAGAATGGAATGGAATTAAGGAATTAAGAGAGGGAGATATATGAAATTTACAGTGGATAGTAAAATACTAAAAGAAGCAATTGATAGCATACAAGTAAAAGGTAAATCTACAACCAACAACGGTTTTGGAAATACTAGTTTAGGTAATTATGCTCATATTATTTTGGCAGGAAATAACCTGCAAATATGGAATGGGGATTCTACCTTTTGCGTTAAGATAAACTTAACAGTAGAAGGAGAAACAGATGGTCATTGTGTTGTTGATGTTAGTATGGTTATACCTTACCTAAATTCTTTTGGTGAAAATACAATTGTAAATGTTGATGACTTTATGTCTTTGTCTAGTGGTAGAAAGAAGGCTTCTGTTCCTTTGATTACAAATCATCCTAATGAACAGGCTTTAGAGACACTAAAGAATATGTTACTCCATATCAATTACACACCTAATCCAAATATATTATTTAACTTTGGTAAGTCTAAGTTTGAAGTAGCATTTACAATATCCCAAGAACAGTTGAATGATGCAATCAAAACTTGTGAACTTGTAAAAACAGGAGTCTACAAATTTGATTTTAATAAATCTAAAGAAGAACCATACACAGGAACACTTGAAGTTTCGTCTAGACAAAATGCTACAAACAAATATGATGAAATAATTACGCCAGTTTTTAGAACAGGTGATGGAGGGGCAACATTAGAATTTTCAAGCCCTATTCACAGGTTTTTCCAAAAAGGCCAAATGCTAAACATATACATGAAAGACGAATTCCCACTATTGATTGTTTCAAATGACAGACTACTATTGAAAGCACCTTTCGTTAGTGGTGATTGAATGATTATAAGTAGAACAAATGAAGGAGATAAGATATATCTTTCGTGGAGAGAGAATGGTAAGAAGGAACACAAGACTGTTTCCTTTGCCCCTTACTTTTATGTTGATGAAGATTCTAGAGAGCCTCCATCGTATAAAGCATCGAAATATATTACTAGAGACTTTGAGTATGTTCGTGGTGATTGGGTAAATTTAAATGGTGATAAACTAAAGAAAGTAATAGTAGAATCATCATTTGATATTAGTAAAGCAAAGGGCATGTTCAAAAGAACCTATGAAGCCGATGTTCCTTTTCATTTTAGGTATGCAGTTGATTGTATTGATGATATGCCCGAATATGATTTAAGAAAATGGTATTGGGATATGGAATGGCAACAAGGCGGAGAGCATCATGATAAGATTACTACTATTGTAGTGTATGATAATTATGATAAACAATATCATCAGTGGGCGTGGTTTCCTAATCACATAAATACAGGTGGAATATATTTTCATGACAAAGAAAGAGTATTTGATAATGAAAAAGATATGCTTGAAAACTTTATGACAACTATGGTTGTAAAAGACCCCGATATGTTAATTGCATGGTTTGGTAACTTTGCTGATGTTCCTAAATTATTAGACAGGGCATGTGCTTTAGGATTAAACCCTAACATAATGTCTCCAATTGGCACAATTAAGGGTGTTAAGAAGACCAAGAAAGGCCACAGTTTTGCTTATGCTGAAAAGGGATTCTCCCAAATAGAACAGCCCATAGGAGGCCGCATAACCCTCAATTTAGACTTGGCTTTTGAGCGACAATGGAATGATTCTCAAAGGGGTACGCTACCTTCTTTAGCACTTGATTACATTGGAGAAATAGCACTCAATAAAAAGAAATTAGTTTCTAAGAAGTTTAGCGATACAAATGAGTTCTATCGTAGAGGTTGGTTAGAAGATACAGAAACTTATCTTGAATATGCTCTAAAAGATGTAGAACTTATTGTAGAACTAGATGAAAAGAATTATTGTAGTGATGCCATTGTTTCTTTACAAAGACTACTAAAAGCACCATTTGATGCTTGTTTTTATGCTAGCCATATGGGTTCTATTTATTTTATGAGAAATGCTTGGTGGAAAGCACCAACAGGACAAAGAGTAGAGAAAAGACAAGAATATGAAGGGGCTATGATTTACGACCCACTAAGTGAAGAAACAAATGGATTACATTTCAATGTAGCCGCTTTTGATTTTGCCGGACTATATCCTTCTATGATGATAGCAAGAAATATATCTTGGGAAACTGTTAGCGAAGAACCAACAGCATTTGGTGTTAATATCCTAACACCTAGAGATTTTAGTGAAACAACTCAAGAACAAATGGTTTATTTCAAAACTGATAAGATGGGTTTATTGCCTAAAGCAGTATTAGAGTTGAAGGAACTTAGGAATGATTATAAAGCCAAAATGAAAGAGGCTAGAGGGAAGCCAAACGGTGAGTATATGAAATGGCATAATAATCAAATGGCAGTTAAGAGACTAATGGCATCTTTTTATGGCATTGTTGCATTTCAAGGATTTAGTTGGGCTAATGTTACTTTAGCCGCTAGTATTACTGCTAGTGCTAGAGAGG